GCCCTCTCGAGAATCCATCCACCAGTCGGCAAATGCTTGGTCAATGCTGCGGCCAGCAAGCTCAGTGTGGCTGCCTAGTAGAATTTGTCGGGTGAGTTGGATCTTATCGAACATCGGGGTATATCTGCGCCCCCTGAGTCAATAGCACCACTGTGAACTTGTCTGTTTTGAACTGTGTGTTTAGTTTCTTGGCCAGATTTTTTGCATGACCAGGATTTGAAAAACTAACTTTTTTATACTTGGGCCCCGGGTACTGGGTCAGCATGTTTGCAGTTTTGAGATTGATGGGCTTGGCCTCGTAGAACACTGCCCACACACCTTCGCTAGCCAACACTTGCTCGGTCTTGTAGGTTTGCTTGTTTATGTGCTCGATCAGCACTTGAGGCTTGGGTCTACTCATAGCATTATTTATGCCATTAACTATGTGCTTTTAAATGATCCACCATCCAAAACCACCTCTGTTACTGAGTTCTCAACTGGCACAGTTCGCATGGCAGCCAGGGTCATCAACAGTTTGGTTATGTCACCATGTAGATCCTTGGCGTCACGCAGGCTCATGACAAAGTCTTTTTGACCACGACTTTCGTGTGCCTTGATTGAATCAACAAACCGATTGATGTGCAAGCTCATTGTGTGCCTTTATTTTCTGTCGCCAAACAACTGTAGTAGATTTAGGAACAAGTTGATAAAGTCCATGTACAGGGTCAACGCACCCGATACTTCAACTGACGGAGCAGTGTCAACTGAAACCATTTCGCGGATCTGTTGTGTGTCGTAGGCAGTCAATCCCATAAAGATAATGATAGCTAGCGCAGAGATAACCATTTGCATCACAGTGCTGCCAATAAAGATGTTCACAATGCTGGCAATGATGATGGCAATCAAGCCCACAAACATAAACTTGCCTACGCTGTCTAGGCTACGTTTGGTAAAGTAACCATAACCGCTCATCACGGCAAACAGGATGGCAGCACCCATAAAAGCACTAACAATCGATCCCATGGTGAACACCGCAAAGATCATTGCAAAGCTCAAACCCATCAGGGCCGCAAATCCATGCAAGCACAGTTGAGCAACTCCTTTTGTGGGATTGGTACCCAGCACATAACTCACACCAAAGATGGCAGCAAGTGGAGCAAAGATCACAATCCACTTTAGGATACCTGTAAAAAAGAATTCCAGCAGTTCGGGTGTGGTGCCCACAAAGTAGCTGACAATCATACTGGTCACAACAGCAAGACTCATGTGTCCATACACACGACCCATGGCTGAGTTGACTTCTTCTGCTGAGCGGTAATCTGTGATGCCGCTGGGGTAACTTGTTTCAAACATATCATTCTCCTTTAATAAATTGTGCCAGTTCCGGAGCCTTCCAGCCCACTGGTTTTAGTACTTTACCATCTTCACGCTTGCGAACCTTGCCGGTCTTTTTGTCAATCTTGGCAAAGTTTGTGTTCATGACTTCTTTCCAGGCGCCTTCGCCATCTGCACCCATGGAGTGAATGGCACCGATAGTAACAACTAAAATATCAACTAGTGCATCTAGAGTTTCCAACTGGTCATGCGCTTGAATAGCATCAGCAAGTTCGTTACATTCTTCTTCTATTAGACTAACATATAAGTTAAATTGATCTTTGTCAAACTCGCCACCGACTGTTTGGCCGCAGGCTTTCATGAATTTTTCTTGATCTCTAAACGGATTTGTCATTTGCTTGTTCCTTGGTGTGAAAAGGGCCTTGATAGGCATAGCGTTGCAGTGTGATCAACTTGGGATTCTGCACAGTTTTCCAGGTGCGATGCTGTTTTACTCGATACCAGCCAGCAGCAAACCAGGACTTGGACTTGTTGTCTCTGGTGAACAGCGGCAATCGATGTGTGACATCCCACATGGCATTGTGTACTATACCACCGGTGTCATAACCATATGCATGGTGTTCTTGCAGTGGAGTAACTGATTCTTCTGCTGCAAATTCAATACCAGCGGCACGACCTGCCATCTTGAGTGTTTTGTATCGTTGCACTGTGTTTTGAATTTTTACAACAATGCCCTCTGCGTCAGCTTCGATCTGTCCAATCTTGCGGTCGTCTTTTTTAAGTATCCAGTACCTGTCTGCTATCACTGGTTTAGCTACTATGCTGTTCATTCAACACTCCTTTATAGGTTTCATTCAACCAGCGTCCAAAACTGTCTGCTGAGTCGCTGCACTTGACCAATTCGTACTTGCCACAGAATCGCAAAAAGTGACTGCCCACTTGTCCCACGTCCTTGTGACTCACTTGAGCACGTATGGCAGCATCCACCAAGTCTTTGATCTCTTGTGGCTGTGCTGTGAGGTCAATCAGGGCACGATTGCGTTCATAATCATCCAAGACTCTGTGTTCCTCACCATTATGGTCGGTCCAGCGTTGCAACATGAGATTGTTCCAGGCATAGCCTTTTTTGCCCATGTCGCCAAATGCTTCTTCCAAGCCAACCTTGTTCTTGGTGCCTTTGGTGCGCACACCAGGATATGCTGAAAACACATTGTCACTGGTATCACCACGCATGCATTTTTCAAACAACAACCAGGCAGGATCGGGCACAGTCTTGGGCAGCTTGGTCTTTTTGTCCTTGATCAGTTGTCCTTTGACATCAAAGATTCCGTCCACAGTGATCAGCTCATCTGTGATACCGTTGTACTGTTTGACATTGGGCGCCACCAGCTGCACAAAATCTGTGTCTGAGCTGACCACTATGTGTTCGTCTTGGGGGTGTAGGGCAATCCATCGTGCAATGATGTCATCCGCTTCGGCCTGGGGCTCACGGATCACACTGCAATTGGTCTTGTTGCTCAAGTATTTAGTCAGTTCATCATAGGTTTCCCAGAACAGCTTGTCTTCTTCAGCCTGTTCATCATTCATGGCCGCACGAGCCACAGCACGATTGGCCTTGTAGGGTTTGTAGTGATCTTTGCGCCAGCTGCGTCCTTCTAGGCAGAATATCACATGGTCTGCTTGAAAACGCCGCACAACCTTGTTGGCGCTCATCAAGGTTAGATACAGTGCAAACCCCAGCTTGGTCCAGGAGTCCGCAGCACGGTGTGCTTGATGCCGTGCTCGAAAGAACATGTTGCTTGTATCAATAAGAAGGTATTTCATCAGGGCCCAGTAGTTGGTTATCTTTAATGTATTGTAACACATGTTTGGCCCAAAGTCTATGACTTTCGGCATCAAAATGATAACTTTTGGCATTGGCATAGGTGCCACCGTTGTTTATTAGCCAATTATGATAGGATTCTTCCCGAACATAAGGATACATGTAGCTCTTGCCCCAGTTGTGTTGATCCTGGATATCACTAAATGTACTGTGGCCACTAAAGAACAAATGCTGCACGCCTAGGTCTTTGAGGTACAAATGCATTGCCCAAATTTTATCATGTGCGTCAAGAGTTTTACTGGGCCAATCTACATTTACCACATAGTTCTTGTAGCGTTCTTGCAGTTCAAGCGGAACAGTGTCTACCCCGCTAGCATTCACTTGATACCATGTGCCATCATGCAACCATTCTTCTCGTTCCCAAGTGGTCCATTGCAAAATTACAAATGTATTTGCCAAACGATCTTGATTGCGATTGATCCACTCTTTTGTTGTGCGAATAACACGATCGTTGCTGCCGCCCGAACTGGCCTGGCATATCAAGTCTGCACCCAGAACGTCTGCTATTCTTTTGCCGTAACTGACTGATAAATTAGTAGGGTGCGGTTCAGTTCCTGTTCCCCATAAATCACCGTCATCGCATGACCAGGCGTGATTGACCACAGCCTCAGCGGCTGCACTATGACTGCAACCATTTACATACAAGATCATTTCTGTAGCAGTACCTTGTGACTTTCAGCAGCCACCACACGCTTGCGTAGGCTACTGCTAGAGAACGAATGATCACGTCCGTTAAAAATACATTCAATGTTACGCATATAACATTCTTCTCTGCCAGTAAACTCTTTGTCTTGGTATTCAACACCCAGCACACGTATGTCCAACGGAAGTATCAATAACAAGTCAACTAGGTCTTGTTCAGTTTGATACACCACAACTTCATCCACATAGCGACAAGCTGCCAACTGAATCTGTCGTTCCACAATGCTTTGGATAGGATGATTTTTTGTGTCAGGTCTGTCAATTGTGGGATCAGTTTGCAGTCCGCATATCAAATAATCGCAGTGATTCTTGGCTTCTGACAGCATGGCAATATGGCCTGCATGCAGCATGTCAAAGGTGCTGAAGGTGATTCCAATCTTTTTACCATCGGCCTTGAGCTGTTTGATGTGATTGAAAATCATGACACTTCAGTCCTGCCATCTCCAATGTCTCGAGTGTTCACATACTGTCCTGCACCCTTGATAATGGCTTGTTCTTGTTCCCAGGTTTCCATCACAACATGACGGCACACAGTCTGAAACCAACGATCCACAATGTCCACATCTAGATCGTTGGGCTTGATCATGTAGCCGGCCTTGACCAAGCGACTCACAAAGATCTCATTCCAGTCCAGTTCAAAACTGCCCTGGTGCAGGTTGTTGGGATCAATATCCATCTTGAGAATGGCCACATACGGTTCGCCGGCTGCTGTGGCAAGTTCTTTTTCGCTTTTGGGCTCTTGTTTGAGCACACGAACTTTGGGTGCTGCTGATTTTGTTGCTGTCTCAGGTTTGGACTTCTTTCCAAATAGTTTATCAAATATTCCCATATCAATCCTCTTTTATTTCCATCCAGGTATGGTCGCCCATGTATTTTACTTGTGCTAGATACTGGTAATCTTCCGGAGCACCTGTATTCCAATTGGTCGGGCCAGTGAGTACCAGCAACATTTTTTCTAGTCTTGTTTGCCACACCAGCCAATAGCAGTTGCCCATTACCAATCTAAACTGAAACTCTGCTGCATGTACTGCATCTGTTATTTCCAGTCTGCGTCTAATTTGCTCAGCCTGTTCTTCCAACACATGAACCAAGGACATTATACGATCGTATTCTTGCTGAGCATACATCCTGGCATGATTGATCATGAGATCTTTTTGCTCAGTAACCGGAATCAAATCAAATTTAGGACCTCCAGCTTCGGTAGCATAAGGAGTAACATTCCTGTTCAAAAATGGAACAAGAGTTCCTGTGCTGGTACTATCGTAGCTGTTGCGCCCTTTGAGTAGATTTGATTTGTCAGTCACTTTTTGGGTGTCCGGTGTTATTTCCCCCAGCCGTTGCCCCAAAGATCCACATGCAGTCGAGGACTGTACCAGTAGCCACGCCGGAGTGCTTCATCGGCCACATGCAATCTATTGCCATCATACACACTCACAACGCCGCCCACAGGCATGACAAATACAGGGCCGCTGAATCCGCGCAGTCGATATTCGTCTGTCACAAGATCCAGTTCGGCAAAGTCTTCGACCTTTTCAACCACAAACTTGAGATAAGTCACACCGTATGTTTCATAGTCCCAGATAATGTCGGGCTTGATGGCATCTTCCCATTTCTCTCCGGACACACTCAGTTTGGGACTCACACTGAATGTGATTTCTCCCATCCAGGCAGCAAGATACTGTTTGAATTCTCTAGTGAGTTCCTGGGTACCATTGGTTTCAAATGTGATGTGTCTTAGGCCAAGTTCATGCAGTTGATCTAACAGTTCAGGATATGCACGTTGCCATCCCAGGAGCGGTTCACCACCCGTGATCACCAGATGCACAGGATTGCCATTGGGCTGTAGCCAGTTGCCATGTGGCAGCAGTGCAGCCATCTTTGCCACCAGTTCTTCTGCGGTGTATGTGGGGCTCAGGTGTTTGAATGCAGGATGCCAGGATGCATAACTGTCACAGCCAGTTTCTACCAGGGGCAGTTCCTCAAATGTGTTGTACATGTGTACAGTCTTGGCCACGTCGTCGGCACCAGTTGATCGTTCACCGGGCTTGCAACCAAATCCTGAACAGGTAAAATTACAGCCAAACATGCGCAAAAATATCGACGGCACGCCAACATAGCGTCCTTCGCCTTGTGCTGAATAAAATAGTTCGCTTACTTTAAATTTCATAGTCTTGTTACCTTTGTCATTCCCGACTTGCGGGGATCTTTATTTAGATTGATGCTCTCTTCATGCATTATAACACGAGTAGATTCTTTTGTCACCCAACCCGGCAATACTACATCCAGATAGGCCAAATGCTCCGCAGGACTGGGATGTGGATCTTCCCTAGGCGGCCATCCAGTCGGGTGCAGGACTTGTTCGAAACTAGGTAAAAAACAGTCTAGCACATCCTTGTACAAATCTAACACATCGTTAGGGCCATCGTGATACGGCTGAGTTCGAGTATTCAAACTCATAAATTTCCAATTAAGATTCTCGCACGATTCTAGTAATACTTTTACAGACTTAATAAATGCCATGTCGTGAATAACACTGCCACGTTCGTCACAGTGGGTTGTTAGAAATTTAGGATCGTACACAGTAGCACTCATGATAGATCCCGGTGTGATCCAACGATTTTTTATGTACCTGTCTTCACGCAGGTGCGTGGTCCAACAAACGATAACAGTATCATTAGGCCCAAAACGATATCGTTGGTGTGCTTCCATAATGGAGTTAAAAATGTAATGATTGCCACCGCCGGCCTGTCCCCAATTTTCAAAACTATCAAATTCTGGTGCCAGGGCATCAGCCCAGGTGCTCCAGCGATAGTTGGTAAAACTACATCCAAATGCAAACAGTCGGGTCATTCTGCTGTGATTTTAGCACGGCTAGCACCGTCGCCGCGGCGAGCACCATCTGAGTCTTGACCAATTCGTTCTACCATGGCTTTGCCAAAGTTTCTTCTACGTGCAAAATAAAACAGTTCCAGGAACTTGGGAAAGCTCATGGTCTTGTCTTCGGGAAACTCCAGTTGATACACAGTTGGTGCATGTATCAGGTCATGATCGAAGCTGAGGTATTCCCAGATGTTGTAGTCTAGCTCAAGATTTTCAGGATAGGTGTTCATGGCATCATATGCTACCAGGTACCTACGTTGAAATCTCATGATGCTGTTCAACAAGTCTACAGGTAAATCATAACGTGCCATGAAACGTTCCAGCATGTCAAAGATTCCGTTGTATTGCTTTTCCACGTGCATATTTAGAATAGTTCTGTGAATCAAGTTCCAGCCGTGTATTTCAATACCAATGTTGGGATGATTGATCTTGCCCGTGGTCATCCATCCACGATAGTACTCACGTACTTCTTCTTGCTCGCGATGCAGCCACTCATCGGTCTGCATAAATTCAAACAGCTCGTCATAGAACTCACTGTAAGGTACGTTGCTGTACTTGAACACCAAACGGCTCAGCAAGGTACTGACACCATTGATGTGGAAGGTGTTGATAAACCAACTAAACACATGTGCGTCCAGCATGGTGTCAAACGGCATGTCTTTGGTGCCGGTGATGATGTCAATACTTTCTTCCACGTGCTCGTTGCTGTAGCTGCCCGAAAAGTAGTCGGTCACAGGCTGGCTGGTGATCTTGAACAGTTTCTTTTGCAGCAGATTCATCTCGGCATTTTCCAGCAACTGTGCTTGAAACACTGTGAGGCCGGTATGGTTGCCCATTTCAAACAGAGTCCAAAAGTTCTTTTTCCAGGACTCAAGACTTTCGCCGGGCAGGCCCAGGATCAGTTCTGTGTAGGTAGGGATGTTGCGTTGTTCACACAATTCAAACACTTCGTTGAGCTTGTTCATTTCCATGTTCTTGCGACGAATGTTTTCCAGCACATCTAAATCCAGACTTTGTACACTGAGTGTGAGACCTTGGTTGAAGCCACGGGCGTCCAGAAGTTTTTTAACAATGTCAACCACTTCCTTCTTTTGATTCTTGGCCCAGGCCACTGAAAATGTTCGGGGTGATCCGTACTTTTCTTGACACTCAATGATCTTGTCTGCAATCAGGCCATCACGTTCGGCAAACATGCCAAAGTTGGCGTCAGTGATAGAGATAAAGTCAAAGTTGCGTCGAGCCATCCACTCCAGTTCTTCAAACACACGTTCCAGTTCAAACTTCTTGACCTTGTTGTAGGTTAGACTGCCCCAGTCACAGAATGTGCAGGCAAACGGACAACCACGACTGGTCTCCAGTGTGCCTTGCCACATGATGTCAGGGTTGTCTTCGATCAGTTGGTCAAACACTCCTGCCAGATACGGGCTGACCACTTCTTCCAGACTTTCAATACGCTTGGCTTCTCCAGTATTCACAGCTTCACCATTCTGGTTCAGCAGCAAGCCAGGAATGTGTGCAAAGTCTCGACTTTCGTAGGCTTGCAGCAACTTGCGGAATGTAATTTCGCCTTCAAACGTGATTACCACATCCATGAAAGGATTTTTGCGAAACAGATCAGGATCAGTGATTGCAGGCTCGGGTCCACCAAAGATGGTTAGTACACTGGGGTTGATCTCTTTGATTCGGCGAGCCAGCTCATAGTTGTAGTTGTGATTCCACACATAGGTGCTAAACGCCACAATGTCATTTTTGGCCAGCCGTTGTACAATTGGCTCAACTTCGTCTCTACGCCACACCCA